GAGAAGACTCACGAGGAGATTTATTTCCAAGTGACTTCCAGGGTTGGTCCGGTGGCTCCCCACCTTGAAGCATGTACTTTGAGTTGTTTGAACTGGTTTATCCATGATACACTGACCTCCTTTAAAGAGGGTGGTGCGTCATATTACGTGAAACTTAAGGTCCCTGCAATGGTCCTTCTCAACGCGAAAAACGAGTGCTTCGTTGTACTCGTTAGTAACGCTGATGAGGAATATCCATCGCAGATCCCCATGGGATTAACGTATTTGGATTGATACCTGTCTGACAGGGGTATGTTAAAAACGGACTAACCATCCGTTATATCTGTGAACCAACCTAGGAGCATACAATGGAACCACATTTGGAAGGTCTGATCGTCATTAGCGAAGTCTTTGCGTTGACCCTGGTGTCGGCGGCGGCTTTAAAAAGCCTCCTATCCGATTCCTTGGGCCCTCGCGGAAGTAACCTAGCTTTTGGCGTGATGACTATCTTAGTGTGCATTTCGTTTGTGTGTTACCTAGTGTATTCTGGTTCTCAGATCGTGACGATGATTGTAGACAGAACAGGGGGTGGGTAGTGTTTCCACAACCAATCCCTAAGTACGTCCAAGATCATCCCACGTATGCGTCGTGGTTCGACGAGCGGTTCAAGTTGTTTACTGGGCCAGAAGATAGTGAGTGGCTTCAGATCGCTATTCAAGACGGGGAAACTCAATTAACCCTCACGGACACGCCGGTACTTCCTTATCCGGAAGCACTATCGTGGCCGCTGGGTGTTGAGGTCCCTCGAATGAAGAAGATCTATGTCACTTTCTACTACTACCGGCTCATTGATCAGCGATTATCGCTGTCGGGTAATATCAGGATGAAACTGTTTTGGCCTAAAGACGAAAGTCATATAGTCAAGATAGAAGATATAACTCGGCCATACAAAGAGCAGATCCATAGGCTCCGCTCTAGGTCTTACATACGAATTACTCGTGTAAGAAGCTCTAAAGTGCGCGGGTTGACTTCTTCCCGGCCATTACGCCCGAACGAGCAGGACAAAGCACCATTCCTTGACTATGTGGAAAAGCAAGACGAAAACGGATCATATTCGGTTTTAACGAATCTGGTCAGTGATCGTATTGTCTACCAACGGTTGTGGTCTGGTGTTCGTACTCCAAATTTTGGCGCGCTGGCTATGAAGGGGCAACTACCCGTCAATGGACATTCAGTTTCGATGTTCAGAGAAACAGGTGGTCAGGTCGTATATAGTGAAACGAGCCCTTCAAGGCCCCAATACTATGTATTTCAGACTTGGCACATGAGTAAGCACTTTGCTTTACCTGGCTTTCCGGGACATCTTACCGGGAAGTCGGACAAAGCTTTTGCTCGGCTTGCAAAGAAGGTGGGCACGATTGAAGCTAATTTGGCCCAAGACCTTGTGCAATACAAGCAGACCGTACGTATGATTACAGATAATGTAAACAGAATACGGATGGCTTATAAGGCTACCAGAGTGGGAAACTTCTCTGAGGCCCTAAAACTTTTGTACCATCCTGCACAGGACAAGTATGCGCGTGGGAAGAATCCATCTAAATCTGAGTCTACAGCCAGCAATTGGCTCATGATTCAATATGGATGGAAACCTCTTCTTAATGACATACACGAATCTGTACAGCTAATTTCCGAGCTTAATAGGCGAGGAAATGGTCCAAATGGTGTCCTGCGGGTAACCTCCAGTGCTACGGAGCATAGTGACTCAACGACGCCTTTCTTTGCTACAGGAGAAGCACCACGTCAAGGTGGGACCCGATTTACTCAGGTCCGTACTACGACGCGCTTCACACTGGAGTATAGGCAGGCTAGTAGGCTCACGACGTTCTTGCAGCAGACTGGATTTACGAACCCTCTTAATCTTGCTTGGGAGGTGTTACCGTATAGCTTCGTGTTGGATTGGCTTCTTCCTATAGGGCCGTGGCTCGAAACCTTGTCGTTATGGCAAGGAAAAGAGTTCGTCTCGGGGTCGAAGACAGTCTTCACAAAAGCTATGCAAAGCGTGATAGTATCCTACGCACCCAACTTACCAGATAGTCTGAACGTTAGTATGTGCAGCGGTAGCTGGTCTAGGGACGACGTAGCTCTCGTTCGTACGGCTCTCACGAGCTTTCCGAATAGAGAACTGCCTAGTTTCAAAAATCCGTTATCCGTAACGCACGCACTAAATGCTTTAGCATTACTGAGGGTTGGATTTGCGGCAGGTAGCAAGATACGATCATAATTGTACTTCTCAGGAGTCCATATAATGCCGGCACAAGCTGACATTAAAGTCACAGGTAAGACTGTATCATCGGTGTTCTTCGATGGCGTCATGAAGACGAACTCGGCCACTGTTGGTATAGATACGACCTTAGCAGCCAACGGCGTAAATGCCGAAGGTGTTGCTGAGTGGGTCGACCGTAGTGGTGGTATCACGGTTGGCTTTCCGAGATTGACGATGCAAGTACGAAAGCCGACGAAAGTTAGCCGGATGTACAAAACATCTGTCAAGCTCTTTGTTCCGCGCCTAGCGACCACGTCTCCTTCTACGAATACCGGCATCGAGCCGGCTCCGACGAAGGCGTACGAGTTGCAAGCGCACTTGGATTTTATCCTGCCGGAGAGGTCGACGTATAATGAGCGGCTACAATTGCTCACGATGCTCGAATCTCTCTTTCTGGCTACGATCCAAGCGTCCGATGGTGCCCCAAGTGACAACACGGGAACACCATTAGGCGCTTGTGTTACGAACCTCGACCCTGTCTGGTAAAGACAGGATAGACAAACGTAACCAAGGAACAAACAGACCATGTCTACTAAGCAGCGTGGTAAGCAATTCCTTAAAGGATTGCGAACCTTCCGTGTTACCGATGATATTACGTCCTCGGCAATTAAGCACTTTCTCATGTCTCTCGACTGCCCGAGGTCTCTAGCTGTCTGGCTCCTCTATGAAAATGGGGAGCATGAACAGCTGGTCGATCTCGAGATTAACCCACTTGATTATACAGTGGATACGTTTAGAGATGCCTATGTTGCGACCGAATTCTTGTCAAAGTCTAAGTTTTTAAAATTAGACCGCGATTTGGATAAGGTTGCTCTCGACAAATTTTATCACTTTGAAGAGAAATGTAGGTTGACGAATTCACGCTTTCGGTACCCTTGCAGTGATAGGCTTAAAACCCCTAACACGGTCTGGTTGCAAAATGCAATCCGACAAAAAATCGCAAGAATCCTGGGTGAATTTGAATATGAGGAGGTGGTTGATCGTGCCAACTGGGGACCTGGTGCCTCCACGCTGATAAAGCGTGTGGATGCTAGTTCTCCTGCCAAGTTCCAAATGGAATCTGGAATAACACGCGACTTGTTTTACTTTATTCGCCAGCCTATGCCGCTGTGGTACCCTGGATGGGTACGACGGCTGGTTGACGGGGGATCTATCTCCTTTCAAGTTGGTAATAGAGTTGACACTGTACCGAAGAACGCTAAGACTAATCGCGTCATCGCCGTCGAGCCGGGACTGAATGTCTGGTTCCAGCTCGGGGTGGGTCGCGTGATTAGTCGGCGCCTTCGCAAGTGTGGGGTCGATCTGCGCTACCAGTCAAGAAATCAAAGGCTAGCCCATAAGGCCAGCATAGATAACTTGTCTGCAACCGTGGATATGTCCTCTGCAAGTGATTCAATCGCTTGTGCCGTTGTGGAAGATTTAATTCCTCCGCAGTGGTACTCGTTCTTGAACATTTGTAGGTCACACTTTGGTAAACACGACGAGAAGCTGATTCGGTGGGAAAAGTTCTCCTCAATGGGGAACGGTTTCACCTTTCCGCTTCAGACCCTCATATTCTACGCGATAGCTTTTTGTTGCGCTGAACGTGAAGGTTGTGACACATCCGGTGTCAGCGTCTACGGGGACGATATTATTATCCCAGTAGGTGCTCGTGCTTCGTTCGATGAGAT